CAGCAAGTAGCCGTAAACCCGCACCGTTTGAGTAGGTCTCAAACTGCACCTTAGCTCGTGTGCCGTTACCTAGCTCCCCATCTTCTTCTAACGACCACCAAGTCTTGTTCTCGGCCCCGTTAGTTAGGTTGACTACCTTTGGCGCACCACCGAAGTCTACCTCAGTCTCCTTCCCGTTCTTATCACTGAATGTCATCTTGTGATCGTGCATCCGTGTTAACTTAACGAACTTACCAATCCCAAAACTATTGCCCTCCTTTACTCGGTCGTTGCCAAGTGGCTTAGGGTCCATCCCAGCTTGAAGAAGTTCCTCTATCTGCTCTTCGCTGGTGAAGTATGCGTTAACAACGTACTGCCCGTTATGCCTTGCAGCTTTCTTTGCGGCGCTATTTTTATCCCCGCCCATATCTCGATTACCTTCAAACACTCTCGGGTACTCAAGAACCATGTCCATTGTGTGTTTAGCCATCTTACTCTTCCTCTGTTTAAGCTGCTGGTTTGCAGCACTGGTAATATACTATAGGGATATTTTTCAGGATTTGTAACATACTTTTTGACATTTATTTTCACATTAGTGAATGTCAGCGTAAGTCTTCCCAAATTGTACATCTGTCCCTAGTGGTACGTTTAGATTTATCTCGTGGTTTACATTGTTCATGCTCATCTGCATGATGTTTTCTGTCTTATCTTCGTCCCCTTCTTTTGTTATAACGATGATCTCATCGTGGAACTGACCGATAGTCTCTAGTCCCATACCACGACATTCCTTGACCCAGCTATCGAAGCAATAGACCCCCGTACTCTGGTTGAGCGTACTGAAACGATCCTTGTCGCTGCGTAAGCTATGCCAGAAGCCTGACACTGGGTTCTTAAGCCACATACCGTTGAACAACTCACGGACACGCAACGTGCTTGCTACCTTCTCAATAGCCCAGTTACGAGACCAGAAGGCTTCCAGTAGCTTCTTAGCCTCAGACTTACTCATGCCTGTCTCACGGGCCAGCTTAGGCGCTCCTACACCGTATGTAGCACTATAGTTAACCACCTTGTAATTCTTACGGAGGGCTTTCAGTGAACGCTCTCCAGAATTGTGCTTGTCGATGTCATCTTGAGTGATAACACCAGCGTGTAGAGCTAAGTCTAAGTGTGGGTCAAAGCCTTCTTTACTCATGGCCTCCACATAGTCAGGGTCTAGCGGTTTCATATAGTGACGCTTGGTTGTGTCCTCTAGTGATGTCATGTCAGCCCCAGCTAACAGGTAGCCATCAGGACACGTTAGACACCCACGAATAACATCACCGTATGGCTTATCTACACCCGGTAGGTTAACCAATGGTCGATAGTGCTTAAACCGAAAGGTGTTCGTTAGACCAGCGACACTGGCCTCTAGCCAACCATCCTTGTGGCACTCTAAGAAACTCTTAAGAATACCAGCACGGTGAGTAAGAACTGTAAGGCCATCAAGAAGGTCAACAGCAGGGTCAACCTCTGCAAGCTCTTTGACACTTGAGCATAACTCCCCATTCTTTCTAACTTGTTCGATTTGTCGTTCATCGCCTGTCGCCTTATCTCTAGTAAACTTATATGTCCGTGGTTTCCAACCTAACGAATAGAGCCAGTCTTTGACCTGATCGTTAGAGTTAGGGTTCCCACGCTCTTCGCCTGTCTTAACGACAAACTGCATGGTTGTCTCAGGTTGCTTGTACTCCTTACATAGTTCTACCCATCGTTGACCATGAGAGGATAACTCACCGTCTTTCTTGTGCATAACCTTTGGTCGTGTTGCTACACGAGTGAGGGTACGCTTAGGCATAGCATCAGCCAGTTGCTCAACTTTCTCTACCTTTAGTGACATGATCTCATCGTAGGCTGCTTGAGCTTTGTCTACGTCTAATTTCCACCGCAGGGTCTCTTGCTCTTTAGCGCAGTCTAGCTTGAATGTAAGGTAGTCTATTAGTCGATCTTTATCTGCCTCTGCATCTTTGTACAGTTTGTCCAGCTTCATGCTTAAGTCACGCCAGAGACGATTGTTGATCTTAACGTCCTCATCGCACCTGTGAGCGTACTCTTGTGGTGTCAGGGTGTTCCAGTCCTTGATAACTGGTTTGGGTACTCCATAGTCCTCTCCGTAGCCCTCAAGCCCATGCTTCATACGATCATGGTGTAGATACCAAGATAACGCTAGAGTGTCGATCAAACGAGCCTTTACCTTGATGCCTAACACCTTTTCTATCGCTGGGATGTCAAAGCGTATGATGTTGTGGCCTATCAGAGTTTCACTGTTGAGTAATACATAGCGCATCTCATCGTAGTCATGGGTATGCTTAACTTCACCCATGTCATTAGACCAAGACATGACATGAATCTTGGTCAACTCATCTAATAGACCGTCTGTTTCAATGTCGAATACTGTTGTCATATTTTACATTACCTCTGTAAGTGTGAAGGTGTCAGTGTTAAACCGCATCATCCCTGCGTTACCTTCTTCTGAACAGGGTCGGTTCTTCTCAATAGACAGGTACGTTGTGTTGCGCTCCTGTATATCGTCAGCCTCTTTGTCTCGCTTAAGATCAATGATAACTGACGCACGTTGTCCGATCATACGACAGTATTTCATCTGACCATCGTCGTTAGTGTGGGCGATAGTTACGATACCCACGTTCAACTCAGCAGACAACTTCGACAGTCGCACCGATAGATCAGCCAGCATTTGCTCTTTGCTCTCGTCAGATGAACCCACAAGCACATCTTGGATAGGCTCAAAGAATACAAACTTAACACCACAGGCTACAGCGAAGTAACGTATCTGGTCGATCAGATCGTCAGCACCTTGACCATCACTAAGGTAAAACTGATAGAAGTTCTCGTCCTTCGTCAGCCTACCGATAGCATCAATCACCTGATCCTCTGCGCCCTTCTCATCAATCAAATCCCTGCGTGTAAGATTGTCATTACATTCGTATGACACAAGACCTAACAGTGATCGTAGCTTTGTTTCCTCCAAGTGCCATGCAGCAATAGGAACCTCACGTTGTAACATATTGTACTCAAGGAACCGCATGATCTCCGTCTTGCCGATACCCGTGGGTGCTTTGATTACCGTGAAGTGACCTTGCATGAGACCCATGATCTTATCGTCTAACGCTTGGATACCTGTTGGTACATACTGGAACTCAGGCGTATCCTTGTACAACGACAAGAAGTCCTGTGTGCTGTTCATTACATTCTCAGGTGTGAACTTACGGGCGTTCCACCATGCACTCTTGAAGTCAGCCGCTTTACCTGCCTGTAGGAACTCATTGGCATCTTTGTATGGTCGATGGTCAACACGGTAGACCTTGTTAGGGAACAGCTTTGCTACACGGTCAGCAAGAGCATTACCAGCGTCATCATTGTCAACCGACAGTATGATCTTCTCGAAACTATTAAGCCAATCCGCACAGTTCTCCCAGAGCTTCTTAGAGGGTGTAGCAGAGGGTAACGACACAACTGGGTTGGTGTACCCACTCTTGAGTATTTGTGCCACTGAAAGAGCATCTAGTTCACCTTCAGTGATAGTTACCATCTTGGAACTACCTGCGGTAAAGAAGTTCATACCGAAGAGTTCATCACCCTTGAACCCTGCTTTAGCATAGAACCCTTTCTCGCCTAGCTTACGGACTTTAATTCCGCCGCTGGGGTACACATACTCCTGACGATCTTCGTAGGTTAGGACACCGAAGTCCTCCATTGTCTTGCTGTTGATGCCACGCATGTTAGCGTATTTTCCATCGGACGTATCTTCTGGTGTAAACGACACAACAGCTTTTGGTGTAAACGACAAATTATCCCCTCCTTTTGTTGGGTACTTTTCTTTAGCCCACCCGAATGTTTTTCCACTGGACGGGTAGCCTTGGTTGCAAGCGTGACACTTGCCGAAACCCTCAGTGTTATAACTGAAGGCATCGGAGGAGCCACACGTTTCATATGGACAGGGTTGGTGTGCATGTTCACTCATACATCAAGACCTGCGATGACCAGCCAGTTATTGCGAT